TACTTCACAAGAAAATTTAATGATGTTTGATAAATTCAGACAACTAGCCGATGAGTCTACAGGAATACCTTCTTATTCACATGGAACAACAGGTGTGCAGTCTACAACAAGAACTGCAGCAGGTATGTCTATGTTAATGGGAGCAGCCGCTCTTAGTATTAAAACAGTTATTAAAAATATTGATGATTTTTTACTTAGACCTTTAGGGGAAAGTTTATTTTCATGGAATATGCAATTTAATGATAATGCACCAGAAATAAAAGGTGACTTACATGTTAAAGCAAGAGGTACTACATCATTGATGCAAAAAGAAGTAAGGTCACAAAGATTAATGACTTTTTTACAAGTAGCATCAAATCAAAATTTAGCTCCGTTTGTTAGATGGCATACTATACTATCTGAAATTGCAAAATCATTAGATATAGAACCAGAAAAATTAATAAACGACCCAGAGAAAGCGGCAATCTTTGCAAAAATAATGGGAATGGCAAATGGAAATCAACAAACTCAAGACAATAATCAACAGTCCCCAATGGCCTCTGATGGAGGAGCTCCTGCGGGAGCAAATCCAAACGACCCTACAGGCACTGGTGGTGGAAACATCGGAACAGGAAATGTTCCGCAAGCAGGGGAAAGTGGCTTCTCTGCAAACTCTTCTGAAACTTAGAGAACAACTTAAAATAAAATAATATATGTACTATAAAGGAAATAACATTGGATTAAACTATGATGCTGCTACAGGCACATGGGTATTTAATAATGAACCCCAAGATTTTGTAGACACAAATGCATTTACTACTGCAGACCCAGAATTTGAAATGGCTCCTGTAGTTGATGACGAAGAAGAAGAAGAAGTGCAATGTCCAGAAGGATATATATATGATAATACTTTAAAACAATGTGTTCCAGACCCTTCTGTACAAAATAGATATACAGAGACTACTAATGATGGTAATAATAATGACCAACCTTCTGTACAAATAGCAGGAACAGATAGATTTACAACAGACAATAATTTTATTGCTAGTAAAGAAGAATATGCGGCTATGTCTGCATCTGATTTAATTGAAAATTTAAAACAAAGAGGATTTGTAACTAAAAATAAAAAAACAGGCCAACTTGAAGTTGATTTAACTAGAGGTTCTATTGCTGCAGGATTTATAGATTCACAAGCTGCAAGATTTGGTCAAGAAGAAAACACTCAATTAAATAAAAAGAAAAATATAATTGGTTTATTAGTTAATAAAAGTATTATGGATACAACTACAGCATATCCTAGAGGTGGCATGTCTGCAACAGGAGATGGTAGTGATATACCTAATAAAGTTGTAATACCTACAATAACTTTAGGACAAGCAAAATTACAAAAAGTTGTTCCTAGTTTAGTAGTTGGTGGGTATGGCGGCAGTGTATTTGGTATTAATTTACCTAGTGATAGACCAGACCAATTTGGAGATATTACTACAGATTTTAATGAATCAGTAAGTAATTATGCAAGTAATTTTGCTAATGCATATATAACTAATCCTAATTTTAATCCAAAAGGTACAATAGGAACATCGCCAGAAGCAGATAAATTTGATGATATAGAACAATCAAAACGTAGAGAAGCAGAAGCTAAAGCTAGACAAGCAGAAGCAGACGCTCTTGCAAAAGAACAAGCACAGATAGAAGCAAGAAGAAAAGCTGACGAAATGCGAAGAGATTCAGAACAAAAACAACAGCAAAGTAATGAACGTGATAAAGTTCAAGATGAATATAAAGAAAAAGGACAAGTAACATATAAAACTAAAGATACTGGAGGATATGTAACTACACCTAATAAACCTTCAGCACCTCCGGGTGAAAGAGGCGGAGGAGGATATTCACCACCAAGTAAAACAAAATCAAAACCACCAAGTGGCCCAGATTTAGGAAATAGATAATAGGAGAAAAATATGGCAGAAGGAATGATGAACGACCCCAACGCTATGGGGGGCCAACCTCCTATGAGCGAACC